AAGTTATTTTCGATAGTAACATTTCCACCTGTTAGTGTCATACTATAAGTAGTGTTACTTGAACCTAATAAACCTTTGGTTCCAGAAGTATTAGCATGGTCATAAACCATTGTTAAGTCTGTTAATTTGTTTCTAACATAGTTAGAGGTTGAACTAATTCCTTCGTTAATCAATCCGTCGGTTGTTTCTGCCGCTACTGATTGAGAGTTTGAGTCATTAACTGCTGAAGTACCAGTATTAACTGATGCTGCCTCTTCTATGCTTTGTCCTTGACCACTCCATCCTATTTGAGCAATACCTTCAATATCAAAGTCTACTGATGCAGAACCAACTGAGCAATTTGCTAGTTTGTAAACGGTTACTCCGTCTTGTCCTGTTTCATATAAACCTGTTGTTGAATCTTTTGCTGCTCCTAGCACAAAGAATAAATCAAAGACTCCAAGTGCAACTTGGTTTGAGTTTTGAAAGTCAAATACGTTTGGTCCGTATGTCGCTTTTGCACTATCAAAGACTTTACCATCGCTTGAACCAGCGATAGCATTGTCATAAGTGTTTGCTGACATAGCCGCCCATAAAGGACCTTCAACTGCAAATGCTTTTGCATTACCAGCATGCTGATTAGTTGCCGCTGCGGCTCCTGTATCAGATGTTGTAGGTCTTACATAAGTACTAAATGCCCATTCAGCTGGTGCAAAAGAGTCAGTAAACATTGCTCTACCTCTTTTACTATAACCAGATGAGTTTGCAGCCTCACTTAAAGTTACCTCGGATGTGTTTGTTGCTTGGGAAAATGAAAAACCGTCTAATACTGGTAGCTCATATAAAGCTGTATTATTGGAATCATATGCCCACTTCATAAACACTTTGGTATCTCTACTAAAGAAAAATGCCATTTTATTCTCCTAATTAATATCGAATCTCTATAGTGATTTCACCCACACCAAGAGGTTCGAGAACTCCTTCATCTGTCGTTACAGTACCTATTGTAGTTTGTACTGTACTTTGAGATGTTCCTGTTGAATCATAGTACGTTAAGGGATCTTTATCCTCTAGTACTGTTTCAACATCTTCCAACAATTCTTCGAGTGCTTCTATGACATCATTATCATCAGAAACATAACATCGAACCGTTATTCTTAAAAATCTAAATCGAAATCCGCCACCCTCATATTCTCGGGTTTCAGTACCAGCTCCTATATGTATTGTAGGAAACTCATTTACTTCATCCCAAAACTTTAGTCGTCTTTCTACTGAAGCGACTGAAGTTCTAAAAGGTGCCTGTCCATCTATTCTTTCTAGCTCTGTAGCTAGGGCTTCAACAATGGCTCGGCGACGCGTCGAATATCTTCTTGCTTGTGCCTCTTCCATTATACTCTCCTAACTCTTATAAATTTATCCTTCATAATACTTTGAGCGATTTCTCTTACAGATTCTCCTATTATTTTTCTTGGGTCTCTGTAAGTACTACCTCTTGCAAATCCTGGTTCAAAAGTTTGATAAGGATCTTTTTGATAAGTATAGTTTATATTTAAACCACCTTTTGGCCCTACCATTACTTCTGTAGCTTCTACACTTTCTGCAAATCTTCCTGTTCTATAGTTTAGTGCAGGACTTGTCATTTTACTAGCAACTACTTTTGGTAATAATTCATTTAGTAGTGATTCTAAAGCTAAAGGATTTTGAGTTATATTTTGACCTCTGTCTGCTTTTAAAGCTCTTGTTTTTTTAACTTTTCCTTTTTTACTTTTTAATCTTGTTGTTTTCTTTTTACTTAATGATAAACCTTTTCTTTTCTTTTCTCTTTCTTTATATTTTGCATCTTTTACAAGTTGTTTATTTATCTTAAATCTCATATCTGGCATACCACTAGAAGTTTTAAGATTAGATGCTACATTTGCAAACACACCTCTTTTAGCCATTTCTTGTATTGAAAGAGAAGCTTTCTTGCCAGGATTTCTTGCAAATTCCCTCATTAGTTTATCTTCTAATCTTGCGAAGAAACCATCAAGTCCTTTGCCACCGGAGGAGAAATTACCTTTATCAGCTGCAGCTGCTAATGCATTTTTCTGTTGGTCACCAAAAACAATCTTTATAGAGATTTCTTTTTCTGCTACATTATCTTTAAACATATTAATGTTACTAAATCCTTCTATAGAGTAACCTGCATTAAAATCAGTATTGATTCGTTCTGCAATATATCCTAAATCTCTTGGGCTATATCCTGTAAGTTCATCAGCAGATAATGCACTATCAAAGTCTTTCTTACCCATATCTTCTAAAAAGTTGATAAGTCTTACTGTAGTATCACTTCTATAACCAGTTTCATCATTTCTTCCACCGCCTCTTAAGTCACCAGCATGTGCTCTTACTCCAAATCTAGTACCCTCTCCTAATCCAAAAGCTGCACTATGTTCTTTTGTGCCAAACTCTTTAGAATCTCTTATCTCTGGTATACATTTATCTGCAATTAAATTCATTATTTCTTTTTGTGCAGTATATGATTTATCTGCCCACAGCATACCAGATTCTTGACCTGCTGTATAGTTTTTATAATATCTGACTTCAATTCCATGATGTGGTCTTATAAAAACTTTATTATTAACATCTCCTCTTCTTACATCTGATGCAGTAGCAATAATAAAATGTGGATTTAATGCTCTTTCCCAGTTACCTTTTGTATTGCAATTTTTTGTGACTCTTTCAACAATTCTTTTTAACTCTGCAATTTGCCTTCCAGTTAAAGGTATCTCTTCCTTCTTAAATAAGTTTAAAAAATTATTATAAATCGATTGAGAAGTCCAACTATTAGTATAATGAACTCTTGTAACATATCTTTCTGATTGTTCTCTTACATATCTATTATAATATTCATCTTCATTGTATGCACTCAGTGAGTTTTTTATTTCTTTAAACAGTGCCTCTACTGCCATTATATAACCACTCTATACAAATCCAGTACTCTTTTTATATGGTCTGGAAAGTCTGTGGAATTTCTAATTCCTGCAGTACCCTGATTATTAATCTGAGCACCTCCGAGTGTTCTTCTTTCTTTATGCTCATCTTTCATATAGTAATTAACTAAATCAAAGAGTGCTAATTGTAAATCTTTTGGTGTAGTACTATATCCTGCTTTATAAGTTATTTTTACAGCCCCTACTCCTTGTTTAAATGGAATAGGTTTTCCTGATGTTGTTGTTCTTACAATTCCATCGGCTTCTAAGTCTACATAATATTCGTAGTCTCCTGTTGTTAATTCTTCATAAGTTCCAGAATAACTTGCCCTTTCTTCTACTTTACTCACTTCGACCAACGGACTTTCACTCACTATTATGGTGGTAGTATAGTTGTCATCGACTGAAAAAGTTTCAACCTTGCTTGTACTGTAAAAATCTACAAAAGATATACCACAGTATTTTTTCACTAAGTCAGATACTTGTGGTACAATAACGTTGAGACGGTCGTCATCCTTCTCACCTCGGAGACCTTCCGCATCTTTGTATTCATTTACTGTTATTAAATCTGCCATAGTATTAAAGTGGTGATTTATAGGTAAACCACCAAAAACCTGTAAAGCTATTAAGAAGCTTTGTACATGTGTCCCCACTTAGAAGTTACACCGTCAATTAAATCGGTGAATCCTAATCTTTGAGAAGCCACTAGGACTCTTCTTTGATTAGCTACTTCGTAGTCTGACTCGATTGTAACACCTCTTAATCTTGGTATTACATAGTTTCTTGGGTATACAGCGATAGCTGCAAACTTACTAACTGCTGGTGTAGCAAATTCGTCACATAATAGTACTCTTGAACCGAATACTTGACCAATTTCACCATTTAGCTTAGTAGCCATGTCGCCAACTAGGTTAGCATCTTGGAACTCAGCGTCTTCTAGCAATTCAAAGTAAGTTCTTTGAGATACAATATAAACCACTTCTGAAGGGTTAATACCATATTTGCCCATATTCTTTCTCATTGAAAGTAACTCAGCTGCTGTAACTGTGTCTGATGCGAAAGCTGTTGATGACTGTGTAAAGTCACTGTCATTTCTAGCTAAGTGTAGTAGACCTTCGAATGAAGCTCCACCAGTACCAAATGCGCCGTCAGCGTCGTCACCAGCTAGGATAGCATTTTCGATTGCTCTAGCATGAGACCTTACCATTGATTCTCTGATGAGAGGTAAGATTGGCATAATTGCATCTTCTTCAGTTTCATTACCTAAGTATGATTGTGAAAT